CACATTGTGCGCACTTCTTACGCTGGCGCTCCTCTGTTTCGTCGCAATGACCTGGTCCTGGATTCCGGGGCACGGCTTGCTACGAAAATTATTCGTGACGGGCGGGGTTTTGACCCCTATGTATTTGGCCGTCGCGTTCAGCCTGGGAATGCTGGTCCAAAAACTAGGCTCGTATGGATGGCTCCGCTTCCTACGACGATTGTGGGTACTCGTTACTCCAAACGCATCATGGAGGCGCTTTCGCGCCGGAGACCCTTCGTCTGGGGACTCAGAGGCCATGAACAGGGAGCGATCATCAGCGAGATCGAGTCGAGATTTCGATACGTCTATTCATTAGACTTTTCGCGGTTCGATTCGACAGTCCCTGCTCGCATGATCGATGATGCTTTCCGAGTGGCACGGACGCATCTTGACCTTGACGAGCATGAGCTGGGTGTATGGAGAAGGTACGTTAATGACTTCATCCACTCCCGTATTATTGCCCCAGACGGACGGGTCTATCAAAAACACAAAGGTGTCCCTAGTGGAAGTGCGTTTACTTCTATTATTGACTCAATCGTGAATTTGATTCTCGTTTCTTACATGTGGGAGAAGGTAACTGGACACAGTCTACCACATGATCGCGTGCTGGTGATGGGTGACGACATCGTAGTAGGGTCAAACGCTAGGATTGCCTTGAGTGAGTTGACCTCAGCCGCGAGTGATTTGGGGTTCGTCTTGAGCGTAGAGAAATCTACAATCACAGACAAGTCCGCGGAGTCCAAGAGATTCGATGACAACAGGACGCATTTCTTGGGACATTGGTGGATGCATAGCCAGCCTCACCGTCCAGAACGGGAAATCATCCAGCGGATGATATATCCGGAGCGACATCGTGAGCGAGCACCAGGAGAGTATCTCGTCCGGCTTTTGGGATACGCTTCTACTTCTGTAGAAGGCAGACGTGTTTTGGTCAAAGTGTTCCCGCACCAAGACCTAATTCAATCATTCACTGCTGTCTCTGACGCTATGCGAAGACTCGGATGGAG